GGACAACATTGGTTTGTTGTTCCTTGAAGAGAACGCCAGAAAGACTGCCTTGTCGTTGATGTCGTTAGCCGCTAATAAGCCAATACACCTACCCACTGTGGAGACAACAGAGGAAGAACGCTGGGAAGCCTTCGAGAAGACAATGGGTACAAATAGAGTGTACATGTTTGACCACTTTGGAAGCACCAGTATTGACAACATCGTTGCCCGGTGCCGTTACATGGCGAAAGCGCTAGACACTAAGTATCTGTTTCTCGACCACGTTAGTATTGTAGTATCAGCACAGAGCAACGGAGACGAACGTAAAGCTCTGGACGAGATATGCACTAAGCTCAGGATGTTAGTCCAAGAGACTGGCATTACTTTGTTTATGGTGAGCCACTTGAAGCGACCAGACGGCAAAGGTCACGAGGAAGGCGCAGCAAGCTCATTGTCACAGCTCAGGGGATCAGCTAGTATTGCGCAGCTCTCAGACATGGTGCTAGGACTTGAGCGCAACGGACAGGCAGACGATCCAATAGAGAGGAACACGACACACGTCAGAGTGCTCAAGAACCGCTTTGCTGGTATAACAGGAAGAGCCTGCGGATTGCTTTATAATCAGGAATCTGGTAGGATGTCTGAAATTATGGAGGAAGCCTTATGAGATGTTTAGCCTGTAACGTAGCACTGTCCGACTTCGAGGCAACAAGGAAGTCAGCAGCATCTGGGGATTTTTTAGATTTGTGCAATAGCTGCTTGTATTATGCAGAGGATATTGACACTATTGACAGAATTGACCTAAAATCTGAAGCTGATTATACAAATTTAGGGGAAACAGATGAGTAAAATTGGTAGCTGGGTGCTTGAACTACAAGAAAAGAAGAAAGAAACACGACAACTTAACCCATACGACAGACATAGTAACAAAGATAATTCATCGAGGCAGTATTATGTTGATTACATTGGACATCGAAACCAACACCAAGCACGACACTATCTGGTGTGTGGTCACTGAAGAGGTCATCACAGGTAATATTGCTGTGCACACCTCTGCTGAGACACTGGTGCCTCTAATTCGTGACTCAACAGGTATTATTGGTCATAACATCATTGGATTTGACGCACCAGTGCTGGAGAATGTCTGGGGAATACACATTCCAACACAGATTCTAATAGATACTTTAGTAATGAGTCGTCTATACTCCCCATCTATCGACGGAGGTCACAGTTTAGACAGCTGGGGCAAGCGTTTAGGCAACCACAAGATAGAATTCTCTGATTATGACGCTGGATTGACCGAAGAACTGGTCTCTTACTGTAAACAAGATGTCAAATTAACCACTACAGTTTATAAATATCTTACAAATTTACTAAAGACAGAAGGCTTCTCAGACCAATGCGTAGATTTAGAACACAAAGTCGCCATTATTATGCAGGTTCAGGAGAAAAATGGTTTCGAGCTAGACGTATGTGGAGCGACCTCCCTGTATCAAACGATAACACACCGGATGAGAGTGATAACAGCGGATCTTCAGAAGGTATTTCCACCAATAGTGGAGGAGAGGTGGTCGGAGAAGACGGGGAAGAGACTGAAAGACAAGGTGACAGAGTTCAACGTAGGCTCTCGGAAGCAGATAGCGGAGAGGCTAGAGGGTGTGGGTGTTAAGTTTAAACTACAGACTGAGAAGGGAGCTATCATTGTTAACGAGAAAGTCTTAGAAGGTATTGACATTCCAGAAGCTAAGCTAATTTACGAGTATTTAATGCTTCAAAAGCGCTCAGCTCAGATTGATTCTTGGTTATCCTTTGAGAAGGAAGGCAGAGTCCATGGTCGAGTCATTACTAATGGTGCTGTGACAGGACGTATGACACACCACAGCCCCAACATGGCTCAGGTGCCATCAGTATCTGCTGAGTATGGTAAGGAATGTAGGTCGTTCTGGACAGTGCCTGAAGGTCATAAGCTAGTTGGTATTGACGCCAGCGGATTAGAGCTACGTATGCTGGCACACTACATGCGAGACGAGAACTACACAAAAGAAATTCTTAGTGGTGACATACACACTGCTAATATGAAGGCAGCGGGGCTTACTGACCGCAATCAGGCAAAGACATTCATCTATGCTTTCCTGTATGGTGCTGGCCCGGCTAAGATTGGTCAGATAGTAGGTGGTGGATATGAAGAAGGTCAGCAGTTGATGAAGGCTTTCCTACGCAACACACCAGCACTTGCTAAACTACGAGACAAGGTAGCAAGAATCGCAGAGGCTGGCGTATTGCCTGCTCTGGATGGTAGGAAATTACGTGTACGGTCGCAACACGCAGCTTTAAATACTTTGCTGCAAGGTGCGGGCGCCATTGTAATGAAGCAAGCTCTGGTATTACTGGATAATTCTTTACAAAAATACGACATACCTTACAAGCTAGTCGCTAATGTACATGATGAATTTCAGATAGAAGTGCCGGAGAATTTCGCAGACGCAGTAGGTAAGTCAGCAGTACGTAGCCTACGAGCTACAGGTTCTGTATTGAGTCTACGCTGTCCTCTCGATGCTGAATATAAAGTTGGTAACAATTGGGCAGAAACACATTGACTTTTGTAAAGTTTATGTGGTATAATATACATAGATCAGTTGTGATCTAAAACAGCAAGTAACACTAACAATCCAATCAAAGGTGATAATATGGAACAAGTAAAACCAGTAACAATCCAAGCAGAAGTAATGTGGGCTAACCTCCAAGAGCCTAACAAGCTATCCGGTAAGTACCAGATTAACCTAGCCAACTTGTCACAAAGCGCTCAGGATGCTCTCGAAGAGCGTGGTATCAATGTACGCAACAAAGCAGACCAAGGTGACTTCATCACTTGTAAGTCGAGCAAGCCTATTCGTGCTTACAACACAGATGGCGAAGAGCTGACTGGTGTATTGATTGCTAATGGCTCCAAGGCTAAAGCAGTTATTGGACATTACGACTGGACTAGTCCGTCAGGCGCTAAAGGTCGTAGCCCGTCTCTGATGAAGCTAGTTGTGACTGATTTGATTCAGTACACTCCAGAAGTTTCTTTGGATGATGCTTTGTGATTTTAATTGATGCAGACATACTCGTCTACAGAGTAGGCTGGTCTTGTAATGAAGAGTCTGAAAAGACAGCTATCAGAACGCTTGATAACTTCATTGTAGATCTACTCGCTTTTCATCTAGGAGCGGATGAAGAAGATGCCGAGTATGTTCTGTATCTCACCGGCAAGGGAAATTTCCGAACGGAATATGCCGTAACTGCTGATTACAAAGGAAACCGTAAAGACAAGGAAAAGCCAGTGCATATACAAGCATTGCGCCAGAGTCTTATGGACAAGTGGGCTGCTGTTGTTACTGAAGGAGAAGAGGCAGATGATGCCATAGCAATAGCAGCTACCACACACGGTGATAAAGCTATCATGGTGTCTCTCGATAAGGACTTCGACCAGATACCGGGATGGCATTACAACTTTGTAAAGAAGAGTAAGTATTACGTTAAGCCAGAGGACGGCTTACGCTTTTTCTACCGTCAGATACTGATGGGTGACCGCATTGATAACATCATAGGCATCCATGGTATCGGAGAGAAGAAGTCAGAGAAGATACTGAAGGATTGTAATACTGAGCAGGAGTTCTACGACAAGTGCGTAGAGATGTACGAGGGAGACGAAGCCAGAGTCATTGAGAATGGAAGGATGCTCTGGTTGCGTCGGTACGAAGGTGAGGTATGGAGTTTTAACAGTGAGAAATAATGGACGATGGACAGAAGCACGTTTTCGATCCTTCATAATCTCAGCATTGCGTGGAGCACACGGTAAGTGGGGTGTCAAGCACGATGTTAAGAAGAAGGCATGGGTAGAGCGTGGTAAGTACAAGTGCGCTATATGTAAGAAGGTAGGCGCATCCACACTACCAGCGTTAGAAGGACGTAAGCGTAAAAGAAACAATGCAGCAGTAGATCATATTGATCCGGTAGTTAAACCAGAAGTCGGCTTCGTAGATTGGAACACCTACATTGACAGAATGTTTCTAGAAGCGTCAGGCTATCAAGTGCTGTGTTACAAATGCCATGCTGAGAAGACAGCGGCAGAACGTAAGCGGAGAAAAAAATGAGAGATTTAACTGTAGATTTAGTGAAACATTTGTTCGACTATGACAAAGAAACTGGTAATTTAATTTGGAAAGTGTCTAACTCTCATAGTCAAAAAATTGGAGATATTGCAGGTTCTTTGATGCAAAGACTAGGTTATGTACAGATTGGTATTAATTCTAAAAGGTACTACGCACACCGGCTTATCTTCTTATATCATAAAGGTTATTTACCTAAGACCCTAGATCACATAAATGGCGACAGAGGTGATAACAGAATAGAAAACTTGCGGGCTGTTACAGCTAGCCAGAATCAGCATAATAGAAAAATTAACTCAAACAACACCAGTGGTTATAAAGGAGTGAGTTATTACGCAAGAACAAACAAATGGTGTGCAAAGATTCGCTTAGAAAATAAACGTATCAACCTAGGTTATTACAAAACACCAGAAGAAGCTGACGAAGTAGTCCGCAAAGCCAGAGAAGAACTTCACGGCGGCTTTGCCAATCACGGAGATGAATAATGACTAAGCATTTAGTAATACCAGACACACAAGTAAAGCCAGACCAGTCTGTGGAGCATCTACGCTGGGCTGGTCAATACGCAGCGGACAAGAAACCAGACGTTATTGTACACATTGGCGACCACTGGGATATGCCTAGCCTAAGCAGCTATGACGTAGGCACACGCAGCTTTGAAGGTAGACGGTATGTCAGAGATATTGAAGCAGGCATAGCAGGCATGGAGGCATTCCTAGAGCCTATCCGTAACGAACAGGATCGACTGAAAAACAATAAGTGGAAGCAGTGGAAGCCACGCATGGTGTTCACTCTTGGTAACCACGAGAACAGAATCACAAGAGCTATTGATTCAGATCCAAAGCTTGAAGGTCTTATCAAGTTTGACGACTTGAAGTTAGAAGAGATGGGCTGGGAAGTTATACCTTTTCTTCAACCTATTGTCATTGATGAGATTGCCTATTGCCACTACTTCACCAGTGGTGTCATGGGAAGACCTGTTAGTTCAGCAAGGCTAATGTTGCAAAAAAAGTACATGAGCTGTATTATGGGACACGTACAAGATAGAGATATAGCCTATGCTAGAAAGGCTGACGGCACTAACATGCTAGGCTTGTTCTCTGGAATCTACTACCAACACGATGAAGATTACTTGACACCTCAGACTAACGGAAGCTGGGCAGGTATCTGGATGTTGAACGAGGTTGGTAACGGCGGGTGTGACGAGTTACCAGTTAGTATAAACTACTTGCGAGAGAAGTACGGAGCTTAGGATGACAGCTACATACTACGACATACTAGAAAAACTGGAACAACTGGACGAGATAACGCTCTTAGAAATCTTAGACATAACCTCTCAGGATTTAGTAGCTAAGTTCAGTAACAGAATTAACGATAGATTGGCAGAGTTTCAAGAGGATTTTAAAGATGAGTATTAATAACGCAACACCAGAAATGTGGGACGCGCTACGTATGGAGCATCCACCTATTGAGAACAATCCACTAACAAACGCACTAAAGAGCTACGCAGCAGAAGCAGAGAAAGAAGAAGAAGACATGGTAGGCGCGCCTAAGCACTATAACACTGGAAACATTGAATGTATCGAAGCCATTGAAGAGGCTATGTCCAGTGTTGCTTTCAAAGGCTATCTCAAAGGCAACTGCATGAAGTACCTTTGGCGCTATGAGTACAAAGGCAAGCAGGTAGAGGACTTACAGAAAGCTGCATGGTATTTACAGCGTCTGACAACTGTGGTGGTGTTTGAAAATGAATAAGAACGAAATTCTGATGGCTAACGCAAGGCAGATTGCTTGTAGCAACCCTTTTGAGAGATTAGCTTTTTCTAGAAGGAAAATAACAGACGAAGAAATACTAGACTTTGTAAGAGAGAACTTGGTAATAGATAAAGACGATAACGGCAATATCGTAATAAAAGAAGTGCTCTGCTCAATTATTGGCGATGTTGGTGGCCATGTCTATGGCAATGTTGGTGGCAATGTTTATGGCGATGTTGATGGCGATGTTTGTGGCCATGTTGGTGGCGATGTTGCTGGCGATGTTTGTGGCCATGTTGGTGGCGATGTTGCTGGCGATGTTTGCGGTGATGTTGAAGGTGATGTCTATGGCAATGTTTATGGTGATGTTCTTGGCAAGGTTCACGGCTAACCTTACAGCAGAAGAGGTAAATAGCTATGAAAGTTAAAATGTATCAACTTATAGAAAGGTTAGTTGAGGAAGGTATAGAAGCAGGGTATGCTAGGGCGCACAAGCACACAGGCTATCCCAATGGCGATGCCGTTAAAGACACAATTCAACGTTATATAATGCAAGGGTTCGATGAAACCTTTGAATTTAATCAAGAGGAAGAATAATGGATCAGTATCAACAGTTTATACACAAAAGCCGCTACGCACGTTGGATTCCAGAGCTTAACAGACGCGAGCGTTGGGACGAGACAGTCAACCGCTATGTAGATTTCTGGAAAGACCGTGGGCAGATAGATGAAAAGACAGGCTTACAGTTGTTTAACGCCATCCACAACTTAGAAGTTATGCCTTCTATGCGTTGTATGATGACAGCAGGGCCAGCGTTAGCTAAAGACAACGTAGCAGGCTTCAACTGTAGCTATTTGCACATTGACTCACCGCGTAGCTTTGACGAGCTAATGTACGTTCTTATGTGTGGCACAGGCGTAGGCTTCAGTGTAGAGCGTAACTTCATCAACAAGCTTCCAGTAATCGCTGAAACCTTCCACCCTACCGACAGTGTTATTGTTGTAGCTGACAGC